TCGTTATCTTTAAGTTCATCAAATCTATCTTTACTCAAATCGATTTCTTCAGCAACCCATGTTTGGGATTCAGCGTTTTTATATCTTTCCCAAAGGTCATTATGTGTTATTGGAAATATTGAATATCGTTTACCTACGTCTTTATTTTTTAAATACATTCTGTTTAATTTTAATATTATATTATTTGTTCTGAAGATTTCCCTCTTTGAATTCTATCCAATACATTATTTACCACCTGTTGGTTTATACCGTTAATACCACTTTTTGCTTCAAACTCCGTAACTGAATTTTGTTGTTCACCAATATCAATTTGTATTCGACCATTATCAAATACACAATCTTGGAATACTAAACCATCCTTACCAAATCTAGATTTCAGTATTGCGATATTAGCGTGTCCACTATCTTTTTGTGATAAACTCTTGGCAATACTCATAATAAAGTGACCAATCTGACCTTTTTTAATTGAACCACCAATTTGGTCAGCTTCAACAACTTCAGCCTTTATTGAACTTCTATTACCTTGTACAAACGTCCAACCAGCAATATTGAAATCGGAAAGCATCGTTTCAAATTCACGCATTACATTACCCTCACCTGAGTATACGTCATCAAATTTTCTAGATGGTTGAACACAATCGATGTAATCTAAAAGTAATATATCTGGTCTAAAACCTTCAGATATTTTCTTCTCAATATATTTCCTAATAGTTTTAATGGTTGTACCGTCACTTGGGAACCTTTTAAGTTTAAGACTACCATTAGATTTTTCCTCCATCTCCTTTACCTTAGCTATTACTTCCTCTCTATAGATTCCAAGAGTATTTAATTCATAGCCAGTCCAACAAGAGTAGTGTTTTCTTTTAATAACTTTTGGTTGGTCTTCAAAGAAGATTTGAAGAACGTTATAACCCTCATTAAACGCACTATTAGCAATTTTAGTGGCTAATGTAGTTTTGCCAATCCCGAACGGAGCGACAACAACGCCCAATTCGGTCTTAGACAACCCACCATTCATAACCTCATCCAATTTAGCTATACCAGTTGGGATTGGGTTACGATAATCGTCAGCCAATACCTCATCTATACCGTCAAATAACGTAGTATCATCATCTTTGGCGTAACCAACATCTAAAGCTGTTCTTACAAATTCACCAGCCGAATCAAAGTTCTCAGCTTTACCAGTATCAATAAGTTTCTGTATCTTTTTAACTGCTTTACTTAACTCTTGTTGTTTACAGAATTTAATAGCTTCTTCATGAATTAGTTTAGGTGTTTTTACCGTTATATTTCTAATTGTTTCTAATCGCTCTAAAGTGAAATTACGTAAAATACTTTCATCAATCTGTTTAAGCTTAAATTCCAGTGTTGGATAATCAGGTATTGAACCATAATTATCTTTTATATTTTTAACTGCAACCATTATGTTTCTTAGGTCGGCAGTTTGGAAATAATTAGGGTCAATTGCATCAATTACACTTTCACCAAATTTAGTGTCTACAATTATTTGGTTTAACAACCTATTTTGGTAGTCGACACCAAGAAAACCAAAATCATTTTTTTCATTTTTACTCATATTAAAACTTTAAATTGTTGCTTTTATAAATACCTAAAAGTGGTACACTAATTAACTTAATTTTCCGTTTTTTTTATGAGTTACTCATGTGCATTCTGATTGTTCTGATTATATCTGGTATAATTTCTTTTATGTTGATTTCATAACGAACTTTAGGTGGGAAAAAGTTTCCACTGAAAGCACTTTCACCTATTAATCTTTCCTCATTTCTTCTAGAATCGAAGAAAGTTACTTTGAACCCTATAATGTCTTCATTTTCAAAAACATTACGTCTATCAATCATTTCTTCGGTTTGTTTATAGTGTGGATTATATGTTCTCCAAAGAAAATCAATACTGTTTTCTTTAAGGAATGAAGGTATAATACCCATACTACCAAAACGGTCATTATTCATACCAGTTAATTCATCCATCATTGGTTTAACTTCTTTGAAGTTATCAAAGTTAATGTCTCTAACTGAAAAAAATCTTTTACAAAGAATGTTCCCGTTAATTGTTAGAGTGAATTCAAAATTCTGATGTGGTTTTCTCTCGTAATTGTGATTTGACATTTTTTTTAATTTTTAATTTTTGTTATAATCTCTATCTATTAATTTTTTAAATGGTAGGAAATAATCGGACATATAATATTCTTTAATTAAATCGTCCAGACTATCACGTTTAACCATTTTATATACATTCATAATGCTTCTATCATCACTCAAAGGTGTTTCAATGACATCATAGAAATGTTTTATCGCCTTTTCGGTCATTTTCGGTTTTTTCAAGTTAACTAATTCATCGTTTATTTCATATAGTTTTGAACCTTGAATACCATCAGTAACCGAATTTAAGATATTATCCAAAGCTTTAAGTGGCTTTTTTTTATTTAAGGTTCGGTCTTCTTGAATTTTTTGCGCATCAATTAATATTTCTTCTAATTTTACTTCTCTTTCTGTTATCTGAGGAAAATGTTTAATAAGTGTATTTTCTTTTACACCCTTTATACCCTTTATACTATCTGAGTTATCTCCAGTAATCGTTTTAATTAATGCAATGTTGGTATAGTGATGTGAAAAATATTCATTATAGTTACTTTTCGTTAGATATACTTTCTTATCACAAAGATATATTTTTATATTGTCATTTACAAGTTGACAAATATCTCTGTCACTAGTACAGATAGTAATATCTTCGTTATCAGCTTTGTTATTACAATAGAAAGCTATATAGTCATCAGCCTCAACAACATCATCTTCTATTTGACGTATTGATAAATGGTATAGATATTCCTTGACCATATACTGTTGTAGCTTTTCATCCATGTCATCTGGTTTAGTACCAGTTTCATAGTTTTTGCCACGGTCAGACTTATAGTCTTTATATATTGTATATCTTAGTTTACCACTGAATTCACCATCCCAGAAGACGTATACTCTATGATATACGTCTTCGGATAGTAATTTCTTTAGAATAGTTATGAATTGATATAGACCACCGATATGTTGACCCTCTTTATTATAGGCATCATGACTTCCATGGTAACCTCTTTTGAATAATGCATTACCATCAATCAAAAGTGTGTTTATTCTATCAATACGTTTACCTTTTTTGGGAGGTAATTTAGGCATTTACATTATTTAAATGGTTAAACATTCAATTACTAATTCGATACAGACTTAATTAAATCTTCGTCTGAAAAATTTTGTTCCTCTTTAACAATGTCAAAATCATCATAAGGAACATTTAATCTATTTAAGATAAAATCACGATGTTCTTTCTTATAATCATTGATTTTATCAGGGTTCCAATAACCATGTGGTGTTGAAGCTAATTTACCTTGTTCTTCAATACCATTAACTTGGTTCTTTTCACATCTAACTTTGGTTTCAATACCAAATTGGTACGTTTCACCACCAGATGTGGCTTTTAATTTTGATGTTGAATGTGATAATATCCCACCAAAATGCACAATCACTCTAGGTGAATAGAAAAACGCTTCACCACCCTTGTGTTTAACAACTTTATTTTCGTTATCCAACCAGATTTTTTGAACAACAGCAAAGGTGTTTGTATAAGGTTTACCTTCTTTTTTTGAAGCTGGAATTCTATAGTTAATTAGTGATTTAAATGCCGATTCCATTGCACCAGCATTCCATTGGTTATTGTTATTTTTAGATGTCGCTGAACGGAAACCATTGATTGAACCAACAGAATCCCAAAGAAAACATAGATTTCTAGGTAAATCACCAGCTTCCTGTGCGTCTAATAAGTCATGCATTAATTTGGCAACATCTTCGATTACTGGTTCAAATCTTAAAGGCTTTGTACCTTCTTTACCTGAAGAATGGTCAAAATATTGATATCTTTTTAGTAAGTCTTCACCACTGATGAAAATAAAGTCACCCTCGTAGTCATATATTTCACCTGTTGATTCATCAACTAATTCTGTAAATTGTACCCCAATGTTTTTAGCATGTTCCCAATTCCAGTTACCTTCAGTTTCAATAATAACTGGTAAGTCACCAATTTTTTGTGCCCCAGCAACAGCTTCATAAATGGCTGTTGATTTACCAGTGTTACTATAACCTCTAAATGAGGTCAGATAACCTCTGGCCAAACCTGGCATTTTTAAAGCATCATAATAAGCTTGTGACATCGGTATCCAAGTCAATTCTTTTTCTTTAACAGTTACATCATAACCGTTACTTTTCTTAAAAGAATCTAAATCAAATTTTTTATTTGCTGTATTTGTTTCAGTTGTTTTTTTAGGTGCTTTTTTTGCCATTTTATTTTTATTTAATTTACAATGTTATTTTTTTTTGGTAAAAAAATAAGTGGAAATATTTCCACTTATTTTTAATACCTAATTTAATGATTAGAATGGTAAATCATCTTCATCATCGTCAGCACCAACAGTTGCTGGTGTTGAAACAGCGGTGTCATCAGTTGTCAAGTTTGAACTTGATGAACCCATTGTCAATTCACTTTCCAAATCATCCGTAGATGTATCGGTTTGTGAATCATTATCATCAGACAATGTGTCTTTATCAACCCAACATTCCTTAACTTTATCCCAAGCTGGAACACCACCACGAACAACGATTTCCAAATAATCATAGGATTTAACGGAATATACATCTCGCCATGTTCTAGTATCTTCTAACCATGCTTTAGCTTTTGATTCATCTTCTGACAATGGACTCTTATCTAATTGGATAATTGATTGTACCACTGGTGAACCATTTGAATTTCTTGCGATGTTAATTTGTAGGTCACGACCTTCATTCTCATCAGCAATATCATGTTTAACAGCTTTATAGATACCGACAATCTTATCGAAAGTACCTGTTTTTTGCCAGTTATCGGCAAATCTCCAGAATTTCACACCCTCATTCTCTTTGTCCCTATCAATTACTTTTACAACGTAGAATTTACGTACATTGAATTTTTTTGCAAGCTCTTTACTCTCTTCAGTACCTTCTGCTCTCAAGGCGTTTCTTGTCTCACAGAAAGGACAATCTTTACCTTCTTCTTTATCAAGACATGGGAATGTCTTCCACTGACCATCAAGTTTATACTTGTGACCGTGCATCTCAACAAATGGGGTTGCTTGACCTTCAGCAGCTGGAAGGATTCTAATTGTTTTAGTACCTTCAGTAACACCTTCAGGTAGATAAGTGCTGAAATAATTACTTAAATCGTAAGTTTTTGCTTGGAAATTTGAATTACTACCAGCTTCCTTGTACTGGTTTAAAATTGCATCTAATGGATTACTCATGTTTTTAAAAATTTAATGTTAAAAATTATTATTATTTATTATGTTATATATGTAGTCGTATAACACACATTGCAAATGTACCACAAAATTGCTCTGGTGTCAACAGTTATGTTAAAAAAAATGTATTAATCTATGTCTTCCTCTTCAAAATCACCAAAACTATCTCTAATATCTGGTTCTGAAAAGTCATCAACATCGGCTTTGGTTAGAACATACTCTTTTGGTTTTTCTTCACCCATATCACTTTTTGATGAGCCAACAGTAGTTACTTTATCAGCATTATCTGACCAAAAATCACTCAACTTAATATTATATGGGAATGAATCCAATGAACGCATTTCAATTTTCTCAGTCGGTGTTGGATTACGTTTTTCTATTTCAGCACTAATAGTTTTCAATTCATTATCCAATGAATCGATTTTCTTACCCATTTGAGTCATTGAATTTACTTGACTGGCCAATTTGTTGAAATTATCTATTAATTCCGCCATTTTAGTGCTATTCTCTTCAGATGAAGCTTTAAGCTCATTTGATGTATTAACTAAATCAGTAACATCAACCTCAACTTCATCACCACCCATATCGTCCATAGGTTCTTCTTCACCAAAAGCACCTTCTTCATCACCCATATCATCCATAGGTTCTTCTTCATCACCCATGTCATCCATAGGTTCTTCCTGTGGTTTTTCGACATCATCTGCTGGTGGTAATTCAGCTTCTAAATCTTTAAGTTCATCATCAAGTTCAGATTCTTCATCTTCAGCTTCATTAACACCATAAAAAGAGTATTCTGAAATTTGCATGAATCGTTTTGACTCTTCCGTAATAAGTTTATCTATGTTAAGTTTTTTCATATCAAGTAAGTAATTGTCTTCCGTCTTGTGTTATTACTTTTTTATTCATAATCTCAACCAAACTCTTGTCATTCTTGATTATACAAACATCATCTTTACATTCGATGGTTGGTTTTTCTTGATTTTCATTTTGAGCTAAAAATTCATCAAGCTCGGTAAATAGTTTTTGTTTTTTATTTTCCATAACAATTAAATTTAATAGATGTTATAATAGTAAATATCTGAAAATGACTAAAAAACTCGTTTTATTTCATTAATAATGAGTTCATTTTCAAATGATGTTATGAACTTATTCTGATATTCGGACCAATCAATTTTAAATGAGCTGTGGTCAATATTACCTGTAATATCAGAATTAAGCGTCTCAATCAAACGATTGAGTCCATTTATTGTGTAAAGACAATCACCCTTTTTATGTACAATTAATGAGTTTGTAAAATCCTTACTTAGATTTAATTTCTCATTATTTGAAACTGAATATCTGAAGGTCATTATATAATGTTCTGGGTTGTCAACATTAAGGTATTTGAAAATGTGTTTTTGTTTAATATCAAATCTACCCTCCATAAAACCATAAAACCATTCAAGCTTGTCTATTTCAACAAATGTGGCTATGATTATTTGTTTATCACTCATCGTTAATTATAGAATATAGATATGGTATATATTTGTAATCATTTTCATACATACTCATATAGTCTTTATATTCTATAATTATCTCGTTACCATGCAGAAAGACGTCTGATAAATTTTTTATTTTGGATATTATTTTTTCTCGGTCATCACCAATGAATTCATAGAACATTATATTGATTCCCAATATGAATCCTTTAGTATAGATATATATCATATCCTTATGATGGAAGGTAATTATTTTATCGTCCTTTTTCTCTATCTTATCAAACATTTTCTGATGTTTATCTTCGGACATGAGTAATGGGTCAATAAAATAGTAATTTACATCTTTTACAATTTTACCATAACAATGTTGTGAAAACTCATAAGTGTCTAAGTCATGATAACTTCGGTGTTCATCTAAAGTGAATGTCCAATAAGTATCATCATCAATCTTTCGGTCCAAAATGCTAATCGTATCACCGAATAACTCTTTGATTTTATCATAACCAACGAATAATACTGGTGAATGTGATTCTTTATCGTATTGTGAATACGATATAACCTCGAAATTATTTTCGGGTTCAATTTTTTCGTCAGATATTATATAACCTAATGTCATCTTGCAAATATACAAAAAAGTTTTTTAGTTATCAAACGGTATATTCAGTTATTTGACCAGCATCTAACGCTGCTATTGCTTGTGCTGTAAATGCGGAACCTTCAGTACCACCATCTTCACGATATGAAATATGGAAATGCGAACCAGTTGCAAATGCAGAAGGGTATCGATACTCATCCAAAAATTTAAATTGTGGGTTTTTGCCGACTACAAAGCCTTGAATTATTTTTTTAACATTATCGATTGCGATTTCATTCTGTGGTGAATATGTAACTGCTTTTTGCTGAGCTAATGGTTTAGGTTTTCTGTTAGGGTTATTTTGCTTTCTAATGGTTATATAATCACTTGGCGTTGGTATTTTTTGACCATTAACATAGATTACAAAATCTATTGCGTCACCTGTTTTGTGTCTGCTTTTTGCGCTATCTTTATGAGATGTATCATTTCCAGCTGTAACCTCAATTGTATATGTTGGGTATAGTTGTTTTATTTTCTTAAAGATAGCTGATGCATATTTTTCAATCTCAGAATTTATGTCCTTACCAGCACTAGTTATTTCCCTATTTTTTTCACGATAACCTAGAGATTTAAGTGTCGCTCTTAATTTGTCAGCGTTAGGTGTTTTTGATACGTTAATAGATGGTTTATAATCGTCAGTAATAGCATAATATGCTGCGTCAATTCTACCACACCAACCATTGACCCAATCGCGATATATTCTAAGATATTTTATATCATTATAAAGTGGTTTATTACCTAACATTCTTCCAGATAATGCACTTCCATCATTTAATTCAGTTAAATCATTGGTTATTATATTGTTATAACCAGTTTTGCCTTGTTGATGACTTAAATACGCATCTCTGGTATTCTGTAGTGATGTTGGGTTTGTATTCAAGTTGAAAAGCGCTAATTGTGCTGCCGCAATTATTGATATTAAATCATCAAAAAATGAATTTGTTCTACGATTATTATTTTTAGTGTTTGAAGTATAGTCATTAGGTATAACTAAGGATTTTTTGTTATAATCAACTGTTGAAAAGAATGTGTATTGATTCAAATCTTCTAACTTATTAAACAATAAATCAGCCGTTGATTTTGCCACTTGTTTCGCAGCCAAGTCCCCAAACTGCATTAAACCAACATAACCGAGTGGATTCATACCGTCACCGATACCACCCTTATTAGTACCAACGACACTTTCTAATACAGATAAGGTTTTAAGGACTTTAATATCAACCTTTGTTAATTTACTAGCGATGTCAAATATTTCATTATAAGTTAAACGTGTACCATTTTTAACTGTATTTGATTCTCTATCAAATAACGAGTTGTTGAAACCATATTCAGTATTTGAATTCCTAAAGTTATATTCATATATACTTAAATTACCACTACCAGTTGCAGTATCTTCATTGGCATCTTTAACTGGTACTGGGTCATAACCTGTCGTGTTATCAGTATTTACCACTGGGTCAGGTAAATTATATTTAATTGAAGCTAACTCTTCTGAACCAAGTATCAAATCCTTAATTTCGTATATGTCTTGATTTAATGGTGTATCAACGTCTTTAATTCTAACACCAGTAAATTGTGTTGTCATATGATTCGGTTTAATATTATGTGAAGTGTTAATTATCATATAACCACCTCGGAACATTGGTATATTATTTAGTTGAAAATACATCATAGGTTGTATCATTGGCATACCCATGGCGTCAACTTTAGCGCTATAACTTCTGGTTTGATATACATTAAATAGGTTCTGACCTTTAAAAGCTGGGTCATTTTTATCACCACTTTTACTTATCTTATCAATGATTACCAAAGATTCTTCAGTTTCAATAAACTCTCTCTGGTCCAAATTTAAGTCCTTAAAGTAGTTTTGATTTTGTTGTGCATAATTCACCTCAAAAATGGGTATTGCTCTTTGAAATTTCTCAGAATCTGGTGAACTATTAAGTATTTTACTTTTTATTGGTTTACCACATGGACTAAAATCTACACCATCATCAACGAAATCACTGTTATTACCTAAATCCAGACTTGTTGATGTCTGTCCAGCATAAACACAAACGAAAGATGGTCCATATGTCGTGTTTCCATCATTGGATACCATATCAATATATGATATCGGTCTAAAAATATCTTTAAGTCCTTTCTCAGTTTTAAAATTGATAAAAGTAGGTAACGGAATAAAATTAAAATTATTATTTGCTAGTATATTACTTATTAAATCAAAAAAACTTTGATTATAATTTTTAATTATCAAATCTGAAACAACAGTTGGGTTTATTATAAAATCATCACTTATATCAATAAAACCTTTATCTAAAAAACTAAATGAATCAAATAAATTATTATACGCACCAGAAACACCATTGTCTGAACATGGGTAGAACATTTTACCATCAATATTTTCAGAACCTAACCATTTATTATTTATAGCAGATAAATGTCGATAAATTTGTAATTTAATTAAATCATTTGATTTGCTTTGGAATATATTGTTTTTTATAGTGTCTTCATCTATCTTATTTTTACGATAATCGTCATAGAGTCTTTTAAATTCTTCAACGAAAACCTCTAAGAATTTTTTAAATGTTGTTTTTGCAACTGTTATTGGTTTATATGTACCTGTTAGTTTACTATCATCGCGTTGACCTTGATAAAATGGTAGTGGTGATGCGTTAAGTATTGTTAACTGTTTACCAAATAATTTCATCATAGTATTATTAAATTGGGTGTTAAAATTAAACGTTAGGCTGTAATACCTACTTTCACCACCAATTACTGCTTTATTCGGGAAAATATATTTATAATTTTCATAATTAATAGGATTATTTTGATACCATGGATTGTCTATATTGACATTCGCAGTCATTGCAGAATAATTAACGGTAATAATTCCTTGCCAAGTTGTTAGGTCAGCCAAACCATTATCATTCGAAATATAGCCATCTGGAAAAACTTCTAAAATACTTCTTAAATACTTAAAACCAGAGTCGATTGAATTATTATTATTTGACCAGCTTATAAATGTTTGAATAAATTCATCTTTAATCTGTTTCGGTAAATTTAATAATGTTTTATCAACTTTTCGATATACACCACTTGGACTAAAAAACATTGCTGGTTTATCATCAGCATCAATTTCATCATCAGATAAATTAAAGAATAACTCATTTGGTTTTGGATATACAGTTATGCCAGGCACTAAATTTATGTTAACATTATTTGTTTTAGTTATTATAGGGTCGATATCATTTTGTTTATGATATTCATATCGCCATAATATACTACCAACCCAATAAACCCAAAGTGCTGGAGAATTAATAAATGCGGATGAACTAGTGAACATAGCCATGACACTACGATAATCTCCGATTGAGAAATTATTAAATAATGTATTTTCATTAAAATCATTTTCGGTACCATTTAACAAACCTTTTAATGGTAATGAATTCAAAAACATAAAAGCTTTAGCTAAATCAGGCTCTTCTGAGATTTCTTGTGCGTAATATAGAGGACTACCAAATAAACTAACATTCCTTAGATGACCTGAGCCACTACCAGTTTTAGCAAAACCAAAACTTACTTCTGTTAGTACATTGTTTTCAGTTTCAGTATCGGTTATTTGATTATTAACTATCTGTATATTACTACCTTCACTTTCAAATTCATATAATATAGGATTTTGTGGTACACCACCAACAACGTTAAGCGTATTTAACCCACTATATGTTGGATTTTTAGCCAATCTAGTACCGTAACGACTATCAGTATTTGAAAAAAACAATGGTGACATTAGTGAATAACCTTCACTGTTAGAAATAGATTTTGCTTCATCACCATTGGCTGATACTTTTGAAAAATCGGTTACACCAAATTTATTTCGCTCAATTGGGTTAGTATTTTTTATCAAATTAGGGGTTGTAATAGCTCCACCACCAAGTTCCTTAAGAGAGTTCTCATCTGGATATTTAGAATATAAATCACTTTCTTTATACTCTTCATAAGTTTTAATAGCTTTATCTACAGGTAATTTATAGTCATTTTTTGAATATATTGAGGTATCTATTATTTTTAGATAAGTAGCACCATCATCAATTTTTTCATCTAAATTTGTACCGTTAACATAATTACCAAGATATGTTGAGGTGACGTTGCTTGATGTTTTAGGGTTTTTTATTAATGTAACTCCGTTATAAAATTCTGAACCATCATAATCACCGTCTATAGGTATGTAAGCTCTTCCAGTATCTTCAGTCTGAATATAAACATACTTATACTCACTACCAATATCATCCATATATTTCGCTATATTTGGGTGTTTTAAATCTCCAGGAATTACAAATTCACCTTTGGTAAATGAGTTTATCACATCATCAGCACTTTTATAAAAATCAACTAACGCTGACTTTTTAGTGAAATCTGAATCATCATAACCAATACCATCAAACATATTCCATGCTTCAAATTTTGCAACAAATTCCAATAAATTAGGATTAGGTACATTAGTATTACTATAACCTGGGTTACCTAAACCAAGATACATGAACATTCGGTACATTAACAACCTATAATATTCATCTGTTTTTGCAGCACTACCAAGTCTATAATATGGATTTTTAGAATAACCAAAAATACTTATAGGTGTATCAAACGGATTTAAACAGAACCATGAGCGATTTTGATTTTCTAAAAAACTAGAAAGATTTATATCATCCTGTTTGCTTTTTATTAACGCCTCTAAAAGTTCTTCAACAAAGGCAACTTCATCAACATTACTTTTATCAACTTTTGAACCTATCCAAGTTTCCTCACCATCCACATTATATTCTGGCCATGGATATATATCTGAACCTTGTCTAATATTTAAATCATTTATTAGTTTTTCAAGTTCTTTTTTCCGTTCATCAGATTTAAATGCATTATCAGAAACTCTGGCAACAGCTCTTAAGAATGTTTCACAATGAGCAACTAACGTTCTAAATATGGTACCGATTGTTGGGTCAATATTAAAGTTTCTTTTACCATAACGTCTTATTTCTCTAGAAAATTCTTCCCTTAACTCTTTGTCATATTTTTCATTTGCCTTTATAATTTCATCTATTTCATCAGTATTTTTTTTAAGGTCATAAACATAAAAATCACCAGTATAATTTGATAATTTTCTATCGTTAGTTTTAATTAAATTAGTTACCCTATTTTTATCATCATCAATATTCTTATCATAACCATTATTTGAAGCATTAATAAAATTGTCTATTGAAGTTTCAATATTTGTGGGTGAATCACCTACTTTTATATCTTCGTATTTTAAAGGTCCAGAAATAATCGGTAGCATATTATCTGGCTCAAATTTAGTTGATTGTAGATATTTGTTGATTTCTGAAGTTTTTTCATTTATATTGGACTTGTATTCATTTAAAACATCATCTTTTTTTTCTTTAACATAAACAAAATTTTCACCACTAATACTAGGATTCATTCTATTCGCATCATCACCTAAACTAAGTATAAAATCTCGATTAAGTTTTTTTATCTGCAATAAAATATTATTAACTTTATTTATAGATGCTATTTTTTGAAAATTTTCACTTTCTTGTTTTATATCTGGTATTGCAGCATTTAATTTGGCAATCTTTTCCAACAAATCGTTTATGGTATTAACTTGTTTTGACGCATCACTGTCAATAATATTACCATCATAAGCTTCTTTAACCTTTTTAAATTCTTCACCACCTATAGTTGTATATGGTATAGCTTTTAAATAACCAATCAATAAATCAGTTAACATAGCATAAGTATAACCAATAAATTCAGCGTCAATTTCAAAATTACCAGTTTGGCTATTGAATTTAGCATTCCATCTTGTCAAATGTAAACAGTAACTAACCGCTTTACCATAATAACCTTTAACAGTTAAATTAAACAATGGATATGGTAACTCAAAAAATATCCCATATTTTGAATTATTACCCCTTGAAATCATATTACCCCTAGTATCAATAAACTGTATTTTAATCAGTGGTGTATATGCTGTATCGAAAGTGATATCAATTGAGCTTATACCAAAACCTTCTAATGATTCATCACCTGAAGGTTTATCAAAAGTTGTACTAATATCTGTGTAACTAGTGGTTAAAGACCTATCACATTCACTATTACCAAATTGACTACCGTTAATAAAGTTTATCTTACCGATATTATTACCAGAATTGTATAACTTTTCATTAACAATTCTAGACCTAGATTTTGAAGTTGTGGTAAGTTCTACGTATATTGATAAATCTTCTGGATTAACTGGAACATTTGTTAGATTATTATTATCCAAATTATTAGGGTCAACATATAAACCTCTTGGTATTTTAGAATATTTTGTCATATTGACCTTAAGTTAATCCATATAAATTTATGTATCTATTATATGCTGCGATATATCTTTCAACAGCACTATCAAATGGAAACGGAACTCTAATTATATCCCTATCCTTAATATCAAACTCCAAACCGCCATATTGTGGATTTGCAGCCATTATTAAAAACCCATGATAACCATTACCATAATACGTTTGACTTAATTTGTCAAGTCTTGTTTCACCAACTTTATATAAAACTTGTTTATCTGTACCAACAATAGGTATCTTTATGCCTGGTATCGGTTTAACCGTACCATTAATCTTAAACTTTTCATATCTATCAAAATAAGCCATGTATTATTAAATTAATTTGTTGTAATATTAGCAGTCAACGGTGTTGAAATACCATCTAATGTGACTGTTAGTTTGTCTAACGCACCAGGAAAAGCAAACTGTTGATAATCGTAACTCTGATTATCACTAACCATTGACAATTGTAGTTTTTCTAAAGTATAATTTTCAACCAAATTAACACTACTTAAATTCTGATTAGGATATACCACATTTTGAACCAATCCTGAAGCGTTAACTAGATTGCTATCATCAACAGTTACGGTTATTTCATAATCTTTTGATAATGCAGTATTGTCAGTGCCATCAATTCTAGAAATTGAGAAATTAAGGGTGTCACCATCCCAGAAAGCTCTACTGATTGTCAATCTTTCAATATCTGATTGTTCTGTTGAAGTTTCTACTGGTGGTTGATTAGCATCATTTGCTGAATCAGCTTGAGCTACTTGGTCAGTATCAGGTACTGTAGTATTATTAGTATTTAAACCTTCGGTATCTGAAGGTTGAGTATCTGTTTTGATTGGTGTTGTTGGATATTCACCTCTATTAGGTATAAATTTATCATCTTTCTTTACAATGGTGTCCGATTGTGGACTATAAACTTCAGTATTGGCAAAGAAGTTATATGAAACAGCGTTCTGTAATCTACTTATTGGACCACTAAGACTTGAACCACCAATAAATGCAAAGTTAATATCAACAGTACATATCATTGGTTGAACACCAACACCCTCTGGATTTAAATCCCAAACTAATGGGTCATAAGAGAAATTCAATGAATCTATAACTATCTTGGTATGATAGAAGTCACCAATTCTTAATATACAAACTGGCGATTTACCAAATGCTAAATTATCTGGTGAACAATTTCTAGTAGCATTTGATACATTATTTAAATCAGTAATTGTTTTACCTTCACTATCCTTAAAAAATCCAGTAGGGCCTTGTCTTGTACATTGCTGTAAGAATGTTAGTCTACTATTGAAACCTTCTGGTGTTATTGAATGGAATGCTGGGTGAAAATGACCTATTTTTTCACTAATTGACTGGTATACGAATTTATCTTCCTGTTCAAGTTTTTTAAAATATGAATATTCAGTATAAAATCTACTTTTAGCCTCACTATTTAAACGGTTTAAGTTAAATTCAATATCTTCTAATTCTGGTTCAACTTTATTAGGGTTCATTAACTCAGCTAATTCAGAATCCCATTGAAACTCTACAGTTACTTTTGCATTTTCTTTAATATTTTTAGTACCTGTAGGTAGCGGAATTCCATTAAAATCAACCAATGGAACACTAACTGTACCACCGTCTTTAACAAAATATCTTCTAATTGTTACTTCATTACCTTGGCTATCATAACCTATATCATTACCATTGTATGTTACAATTTCATTTTGAAACCACCTTTCGACAGTTCGACCTCTATTTTCACTCGTAAAATCAGATTCACCTGGTAAACCATAATGTGTTATAATAACTTTACAAGCTGTACATTGTTCCATTGCCTCGACTAAACCACTGGCAAATGATGCATCGCTTTTACCTTTATTTAAACCGTAATTAGTATTATCAATTCTAGTAATACCATCATCATCTTCGTAACTACCAAGACCTCCACCAGCACCATTAGGGTTTTCATTGTAATCAATATCTGTTGGTAAGAATGGTGGTATTGTAATTTCACCATTTTCATAACCATTATCCAATATATCAGCTAAAGTACTTGCATTATAAGGAAAGTAGAATGTAAAATCATCAGGTTCTGGTTGTGGTGTATTATTTTCTTCCTTTATTGCTTGATTTAAAGCAATTTCAACCGCTTGTAATTCATTTGCTGATAATCTACTTCTAACCCTATCATCAACTTCAAATCCACCAGCAAAGAATGAACTTATTAATTCATCACTTTCACCTTTTAAATTGTTAAGATATGATGGATGGTCAATTATTATTTTGAACTGTAAAGTTCCAGTTCTTGTTGTATTATTGTATGTATATATCGGTTCACCTCTACCGATAAAATCAGTTTTCTCCCAATTAACAGACGTATTATCAGTAAACGCCATTTCATATGGTGGAAACCACATTATTCTACCCTTTTTACCTGTTATTGGGTCACCATTACCAATCTCTTCTGGTATTAAATTCTGTTCATAACCAGCCCAAGCTAAATTCTCAATCGAAAACATGTATTTTTTAACTGGTATATCAATTGATGATGTTGTACTATAAGAATACTTGTCATCACTATATGGTGCTATTTTGACAAATCCATTATCATCCAACACCGATTTATCTGTATTTCGTCTTTGGTTTGTACCAGCATTTTCCAATAAACCACCATGTTTTTGTAGTCTATTTACTCTATCATATCTTCTTGAAGAATTAAATGTTCTGAAAAACATTGTTTCTGGGTCAGTTTCCTGATTTAAACCATCATATTTGATTTTATTACTACCTCTGGAAGCATAACTTAAACCGTTATTATTAACAACTGCTGAATTGACTTCTGTCTTTTCTTGAACTCTAAAACGGTCATTGACCATTGTTTTCATTTTTTCATTCTGAATAGAATCAATACCAGCACCAGCATTGAACAATTGTTGAGTTTTACCCAACATTGTTTTCTTATCAAAACGTTCACTGGTTAATCCCCAAGTAAATGGTATTGTTTCACTTCCACCATCACCATCATCAACAGTTATTGTCTTATCGGCCAATGATTGAAATCCCGAATTCCTAACCATACCTTCAAGTTGGTAATTACTTCTTGATATTGGATTATTATCTGAACCAAACTCAATATCAATTACTTGCCCATCAGTTGTTTGAAATGCATATATGTTAGGGTTTAAACCTTGATTTGGACTTCTTGGGTCTCTTAAGCCTGGTGCATATCCGCTTTTCCTATCGTTAGAACTCAATAAATTTTGACGTAAATTGAAAAATAATGCTTCAACTTGACCCCTTCCAGTATTTTCAATCATACTGTTAGCTCTTTCAATATTACCAATTGGGTTTTCAGAAGAAAATATTGATGATGTTGTTGATAACAAACTTACTGGTGTTTGGAAACCTAATATCCTTTCAGCAAAATCCAATACTGCACCTCCACCACCTTTGGCAACCGTAATGCTGTAATTTGGAACTATGAAACTATCACCTTGAAGTATACTTATCGGATTGGTATTAACGTTACCTATCGTCTCTTCAATTAAATTAAAAGCCGCATTCTGTCTTATGGCAAAACCTAATCTATCACCAGCGATTATACCTAATGGTGTTTCTGGTGTATCTGGATTTCTACCACCACTTAATAGACTCGTAACGTCAAATAACGGGTCTGTGCCACTAACTGAATAATTTGGTACAATACCACCTAAAAGATTATCTATGACCGTAGAAGCGTTCTTAGAGGCTCCTCCGCCAACGATACCAGCCATTCTTTCAGCATAGTTTGGTAAATTCTTATTAGTAACAATTGGTGTAGTTATAATATCAGTCAATATTTGAGATTCAAAATCCAAATATAAATTCTTAGTTGTGATATTCTTACGATAAGACTTTGAATCATCACTTGAACCTAAATCAGCTAAACTATAATCGTAGTTGATAAAAGTTTCTTCTGTTGGTTGATAGGTTACTAAAGATATTGTTGTATTATTCTGTAATAAACCTTGATATTTGTTCTTCAAAGCATTGAATTCCCTATCAAACTCACTGTTTTGGATTATAGGGCTATTTGCTGGTTCAGGAGTTGCATCATATGGTTGACCATCAGAAACTTCAGTAGCGGTTGTTACAATTGATACTCTTTGGTAATCATTTAATTCACCTTGAAATTTATTATTGATAATTAATAAATCCTTATATAAATCACCAATCTCTTCTAAATTATCCGAAGGTCTTACATTTTGAGTACCATTCACAATACTTGCAAATTCCCCAATATTGAATAACAAACCTGAAAGACCATTGTCTTCAACAGTATCTGAAGTAATATTTCTTGAAAGTAAACTCTCCCTAATACTTGGTGATAAACTACTTATATCCATTTAACCATTTTTCTTTACTGTAAATAGTTTAATACTCAAATTTTAAAACTACCTATAGTATTTTAATGGTACCATAGAATATATAAAAGTATATATTATATATTAATAACTATATTATATATATTATATTAATTATTTATTATATATATTATAGTATATAGGCCCCCCTTTTATTCCCCCCGTTTGGTTAATGCAAATTAACAAAACTTTTCACCAAAAGTCAAGTCTTTAAGAAAAAAAATGTTAATTATTGTATCTTGGTATAGGATTTGGCGATAATTTACCTCCAGCAAGGTTAGTTCTTAGCTGTTCTTGTATCATAGTTGACAATTTTCGGACAAATTCTGGCTCTCTGGTTAAGTCAATATCCATTGTAGTTGCACCAGGCATTTCTAATGTTATTTTACCACCAATATCAAGCTTTCCGAACTCGATTTTCTGTTTTTTAGTACCTCTACCTTGAACCAATTCATCAATTTTACCTTTACTTGTTGACGCAACAAGACCATCATCCATTGAAACAATCTTATCCTGTGGGTTGAATTTAATGATTGCATCGTCAACAAAATTTGTTGATATGGCATCACCACCCATTTTACCCAACGCTGAACCTGCTAAAGAACCAATTGCAAATCCGACACCTGGTATCGGTATAAGTGTTTGACCAATAGCCCCACCAATTAACCCACCAGCTACTGACCCCATATCACCTATTGCGGTATCTTGCAAACCCATAGCTTCACTACCCTTACCGCCTAAATAATCACCTAAAAGACCAGCACCTAATCCAGCTGCACCACTAGCTAATTTTGCACCACCAATTGCAAGTTTAGTACCAGTTTTACCCACTTTAGGTAATAGTTTTCTAGCCATTTTACCTTTAGTACCTTTACCCAAAAGAGTCTTATCTAAAAATGAATCACCCATTCCGCCAGCATTAGCAACACTATTAAAACCCATACCCAATTGAACTCCTTGAGCATACCATTTTGCCGCATTGAAAAATACAGTACCACCTAATATTGTAGCTAAAGTACCACCAATACCTAAAGTATCTATAATCGCTGTTGTAACCTTTCCAATACCAACTATGAAATTACCTACATCTTCAGCAATTTCCTTCATTTTACCAATCCAATTCTCATCAACTAACTTTTTTTGGAAATCCCTTAATGCTGGTACAAAATAAGAATTAAGAGATTCAACAAATGGTAACATTACAGTTTTAAACTGATTAACCAAATTATTAAATGCATCATCAAATGTCTGAGCTTGTTGTGCTCTAGCATCCAAAGATTCCTTTTCTTTTTTATAGGTATCTAGAATAGTACTTGATAATTCATTAAGTTTTAAGTCGTCACCATTTATATGTACAAAATATTCACCATCTTTACCCATCTGTGCCAATGATGATATAAGTTGTTTATCAGCTTCATCGGTAAAAACACCTGGTATTAATGATTCAATCTGATTGAATTTTGCTGCGGCTTTTGCCATCTCTGATAATTGTTCTTCACCAATACCAGTTATTTTTGCAATTTCACGTAACCTATCCAATTGAAGACCACTAATTTCAAACTCACCACTACCTTCATTGAATTGTGCCAATTCAGCTGTTGCTGCCGCAACATCCTTTGTAAATGCGCCAAAATCATTTCTTGCCTTGAACATCAACTCAAATGGATTTCCAAGCCTAGCAAAAGAACCACCCATTGTTTGTAATTGTGCGGCCATTTCAACAGCACCCTCTGGTCTAAATACTTTACCAGCCATAGATGCAATTGAACCCATGTCAACTTTCATTTTTTCAGCATATACAGCCATTTCAGCCATACCCTTAACACCACCTTTAAAGTGATATGTGTTGGCAATCTTTAGATTCTTACCGAGACCTTTTATGGCTTTCTCAGCATTAACACCCATACTATGTGCAATATCAACAGTTTTTTGAATTGCATCTCTAGAACTTTCAACACTTAAACCAAAGCGTTCCATATCACCAGCCATTTGAGCTGCACCTTGCATACCCAAAGTGGTACCCTTTGCCATTTGTGCCATTGCTTCATAACCAGCTTCAGATAACATCACTGACCGACCTATTTCAGCTGAATAATCAGCTTGTCCCTTTGCCAAATCACTTACACCAACACCCAATTGTATTGTTGATTCAGAAGCTGTTGAAATTGTTTTTGAAAAGAACTTTGACTGACCATTAAGTATACCCATACTTAATTCAGCGGCTTTAATGTCTTTTGACATTTGAACCGCAGCCAAATTTTTAATTTTACCATAAAAACTTTGAGCTAAACCTGGTAATTTATTCCAGATTTTACCAGCCTCAACATATGCTATATTTGCTTTATTAGCTTCTTGAACAATCTTTTTTTGAGTTTTTAATTGCTCCTCTAAGTTTTTTGTTTGTTTCTTATTGTATTCAGCTAACCCTTTAGCCGCTTTATCAGCTTTCTTAGCTTCTTTAAGTTTTTGTTTAGCAGCAGCAATATCAGCTGCAATACCAGTTTGTCTAGCTGCTGCCAAATCATTTTCCGCAGCTATTCTATCTTGTTCAGCAGCAGTTGCTTTGTCGTCTAATTCGGTTTGTTGTTTTTTTAGCTTATTTAAGTTTTCCTGTAATAAACCAATCTCCTTTACTAATTTAAGATATTCAGCAGCACTGTTATTTACCTTATTTTGTAAAGCTTCTTGTTCGGCTAAACGTTTAGCTATATCATCCCAATTATTACTTGCCATAATTTATTTATATTATGTTATATTTAATAACTTTTATTTTTGTTTTTTTCTCAAGATGATTATCCGTATAAACTTTAACATTAAAAACTCCATTACCAGCCTCATCGGTTAATAACATTTTAACATTTATTTTTTCTGTATCATTAATTTTATGTGTATAGCTAAAATAGGTTTTTTCTTTAACTTTTTGAATTTTAGCTCTTTCATCTACACCTTTTTTAAGTTCTAATTTAGGTTCAGCTGAACCAGGTTTAGTATCTAAAGTGATGTCTTTTAAATATTTAAATTCAACAAATCTATTGTTACTAAATTCTGTTGTGATTTTACCACTTTTTTCGTCATCAGACACAAACCCTTTATTATTTAATATTTGATATACCCTAGATAAACCTTTATAATCAGCACCTTCAATAAAACCCAATAGTTTAGGTCTATCAACAAAAAACTTTTTAAGATTTGGGTTTGAATTTATCAAATCAAATAGTTCATCTGACGTTAACTCATCTTCATCTTCTTCATCATCGATTTCAGTAAATGATGTTGGTTCGTATTTTTTGATATTTTTTATAAAAAATGGTTTTTTAACTTGTTTACCTTTTAATATTAAATCAAAGACGTCACCATTTAATTTTACTAAATCATCTGGTTTTGAAAAGTCTATAACTAATTGTACACCTACACGCTTAGAAAACTTTTCATTATCAGTATCCACTAATTTTATTGTTGCAGATTTTAAGGTCGACCCCTTACCAAGTACCTTTGCTTCTTTTTTATCCACAACATTAAAAGTCATAGTGCTTGAATCACCTAACGTTAATTTAAAATAATCATTTTCATCTATTAGTTTTTTTAAATCATCAACAATACCATTAACACTTTTAAGTACATTACCCTCAGCATCTTCTTCATCACCAATTTTATCAACCCATTCAGTAACATTATAATCACTGACATCGGAAACTTTTATTGGTTTATATTCATCTGTCCCATCAGCTTTTCCAATTATTTGCACTAAATTAAAATTCCTATAAAATTCAGTTTTATCTGATGGTTCAATAACACCATTTTTAAAAAATAAATTGAATCTACTATGTTTTAATTTACTATATCTTGAGTCATCAACAATCATTAATTGCATTACAGCAACCTTATCGGTTTTACTTAAAACATTAAAAGTTAATCGATTAGATTCATTTGTTTCAAAAAAGAAACCTTTGTCTTCTTGAATAATATTTCTTAATTCATTAATTTCATCTTCAATGATTCTATCTTTATAACACTTAGCATATTTAACCACATTACCCTTATCTTTATTGTCGATAACGCATTTTTCACCTTCTTCTGGATGTTCAACATCTTCACCATCAACTGGAGCCTCATCTTCATCATCATCAGCTGAAGCATCATCAAGGTCCATTGCGGTTACTCTTTTTAATGTATAATTCGTTTCTTTCTTACTTTTTTTGCTGATATTTTTTGATTTGATATCACTGTCACTTACATCCTCATTTTTCTTAATAATCCATTCAAAACCAGTGAATGTTGAATCTTGAGTTAAACTTTCCAATTTCCAAGAATCACCCAAATCCTCAACAACTTTGAATTTGAAATCGAATGGTTCACCCGTCTTTGCACTTTTTGCTGTTACAACAATAATTTTACCAACAGATAAATTAGCAAAAGGGGACTTTAAGTTTAAAGCCTCCAATAGTTTTCTATATTGATTTTCAGTGAGTATCATTTTTAACAAATCATTTACTGTAAATATGCTTATTTAGGCATTTATTTCACCATTCCTTAATTTGTTCTTAAGTTCCTCACCACCTATTGTTCTTGTACGTTTACCTTTACCACTATTACTATATTCTTTTCGCATATTTTCATAGTGTTCCTCTCTTGCCCTATTTTCCGTTTTAAGCAAGTGAATCTGATAGCGTCTACTGTTTATAGACATATCCATTAAATCCTGACGAGACCACCCTATATGTTTTCTACATATAAAAAGCTCCTCCTCCCAATTAGCTCGGTAATCAGATGTCAGGCCAAAAAAAGTTGGACTCAATGGGAAGAAACGTAGAAATGGACTCACCTCCACTTGTCCGAACTTGTACCTGTAAGTCGATACCTGACTCTATGTTATCAACGTATTTTCTAAATGCCTTTATATCACCTATTCGCATATTCTCAATGTACTTCTGAACATATGAACTATCAAAATTACCATTGACACCAACAATCTGTTTATGTAGTGTATATGTTGAACGATTATTTACTTCAACACCATTTTTAGTTTCTTCAGCTAATTTGGCTTCAATCTCATCCTCATCACCAGCAGTCAAAAACTTAAATTTTAAATCATCACCACTAACTGGACATTTAAAATCGAATAAACCATTTTCATCTGGTTCAGCACCCAATGGTTTATACTTTAACTCAGATAAATCAACCTCACCTTCAACCAATTCATAATCATCATTATAAATTGATACATTATAAATGTTACCAAAAGCACTGGCTCTTAACCAAATCATCAAGGCATTTCTATCACCAACATGCAAATCTTTATACTTAAGATTTGGTTCCAACAGATTTCTGCTTATTAATATCTCCAAGAATTTACCACTCTGTACTAGGTTTGGTGATGTCAATATGTTCTCATCTGAACCTGTCATATAAGAAACTTTAACACTTTCTCTAACACCTTTATATAATTTACCTTTTGATGGTAATGGCACCAAGTCAAATGCCGCATCCCATTTAGGTTCAGCTAAAGGACTGTATTCAACTTTCTTAACTTCTGGTTGAGCAATAGGTTTTGGTTGTTCAACAACCTTAGCAGCTTCCATTGCAGCTTTTCTAGCAGCAACTTCTTCTTCTGCACGTTTTTTTAATTCTTCAGCAGCTTTTCTCTGCTCTTCTGGTATTTCAAATACGCCAACTGGCGGTGTAGTTTCCTCAACAGGTTTTTTATCCCCACCTTGTGGAAATACATTTGGTTTTGTGTCAGACATCTTAAAACTATTTTTTATTTTTTATTATTACTTAAAAACTTCATCATCTCATCAAATAAAGCTTTTGGTATTTGAACCGTATCATTATCGTCTATTTGTTCAACATCCTTTAATTCATTTAATTTTTTCGGTTCATTATCACCACCGAATTCTTCAAATAATGCTTTATGTATCGTTGTTTTAGTTTTTATAGGATTTTTCATATCAGAATACTCAATTAACTTTCTGATATAATCAACATCAAATCTTTCGTAAATTTGTTTTTTGGTCAGTAACCTGTAATTTCTATCCATAACTCTTTTATATTAAATATCAGTAATAACATTTTTATAAAAAAAATGCTTTACCTTTTACACATTTTAAATTACAACATGTAAAAAGTAAAGCAAGTACTGTATTTGATAGAGCAATTCTGTTAGAACAAGAGTATAGCTCGGTCAAATCTAAGTGTTGCACTAACGTCAGCTATTCCGTCATCGTCCATACTTAAATCTCCGAAGTTAACGGTTGTTAACATTGTACCTTGAAGTTCCCATTTTTCAACAACAACACCAGTCGGGTCAAGCATTTCCAAATAAACATCTCTTTTATAACCAGCAGCATAACCTTGTCTACCAGTAATTGATTCAGAACCCAATCTAACCCATTCCATAATTGCTTGAGTTGTTGAAGGTCCAATAGCATCCCTAAAAGTCACATCGATAGCTTCCCAAAGAAATCTACCAAGAACATAGGTTGAAGTGTTCAAAAACGGAATTTCAACATCCGATTGTGTAATTGTAGGTCTTGATGCTGAGGCCAACCACCACTCTTGAATACCCAAATCTGAAGGGAATCTCAAGAGCCACCTATTTTTTCTTTTTGGCTCATACGGTAGGGGCATTTTCATTAATAAGTCTGCCATTTTTCTTGTTTTTTAAATATTTATTATTATCTTTGTATATAAATAGTTAGAAATTAAAAAAAATGATAGACCGTAAAGAAAAATTTATAAATAAGTGTAAAGAAAATTTTGGTGACGCTTTTGATTATTCAGAAATCAATTATATTGATTCAAAGACTAAAATAAAAATACGTTGTAAAAAACATGATTACTACTTCCATCAAGCACCTTCAGAGCATTTAAGGGGTAAGAAAGGTTGTGTTTATTGTACTGGTAAAACTAAATGGACTGTTGATTCATTTATTCAAAAAGCTAAAGAAAAACATAATAATAAGTATAGTTACAGTAAAATTTATAAAGTGGATACGGTTAATAAACTTACAATTAATTGTCCACTACATGGTGATTTTGAACAATTATTACACAATCATTTAAAGGGTCAAGGATGTCCAATGTGTGGTACAATTAAAACATCGAGTGAAAATAAATATAGTACTGATGATTTTATAGCTAAAGCCACTGATAAACATGGTGGTAAGTATAATTACTCTAAAGTTAATTATATTGATAGTAAAACTAAAATTACCATCGTTTGTAACGAACATGGTGAATTTAAACAACAACCGTATAATCATTTAAGAGGTAAGGGTTGTCCTAAATGTGGTGATAATAAAGTTAAGTTAAAATTGACCTATATTGTTGATGATTTTATTAAAAAAGCTAAAGGGGTACATGAAGATAAATATGATTATTCTAAGGTACAATATAAAGATATAAGAAATAAAGTTTTAATTAACTGCCCAATACATGGTGATTTTGAGCAATCACCTTATATCCATATAAATGGTCATGGGTGTACAAAATGTAGTAGTTCAGTATCTAACCAAGAACTCGAAATTAATGAGTATTTAAAGAGTCTTAACTTAGAAACAATTACATCGTCAAAAAGTATTATACCACCATATCAAATTGATATATACATACCATCACATAAGTTGGCAATTGAATTTAACGGTTTATATTGGCATTCAGAACTACATAAAGATAACAATTATCATATCGATAAAACTAAAGCATGTGAATCTAATGGTATTCAATTAATACACATATTTGAAGATGAATGGTTAGATAAACAGAATATCGTTAAAAGTAGGTTAAAAAACTTATTAGGTCTGACTGAGAATAGAATTTATGCTAGAAAATGTGAAGTTAAAGAAGTTCCATATAAGAATAAAGTTAAATTCCTTAATGAGAATCATATTCAAGGTGATACAGTATCTAAAACAAATATAGGTTTGTATTATAATGATGAATTGATTTCAATAATGACCTTTGGTAATAGTCGACTAATAATGAACGGCAATAAAAATGACATTGAATTATTAAGGTTCTGTTCGAAATTAGATACAAATGTCATTGGTAGTTTTAGTAAACTATTGAAACATTTCATTAAAAATAATAATGGTAAAAATATAATATCATATGCTGATAAAAGGTGGTCACAAGGTTCAGTTTATGAAAAAAATGGTTTTGATATTATATCAGAATCCAAACCCAATTATTGGTATGTTATAGGTAAGGCTCGAAAACATCGTTTTAATTTTAGGAAAGATGTTTTGGTACGTGAAGGTTTTGATTCTAAATTAACTGAACACCAAATAATGTTAAACAGAGGTATATATCGTATTTACGATTGTGGTACTATTAAATACAAAAAAAGCCTAGAATAATTCTAGGCTTTTTTCTTTTATTATCATCTTAATCTTTATACATTCTCGAAAGAAGCTCCAGTATTAAGGATGTTGAATTCGATTGAAATATATTCAAGAGAACGAGTAGGTTTCAAGAATATCTTTCCATTCAATTCATTTCTATCGATTGATTCTGGTGTATCAACAAGAACCACACGGAAATCTGTAAGACCTCTTTCACTTCTAATGTTATCCAATATTGGGTTAACAAGTGTCAAGAATTGGTTTCTAACAACATCGTCATTTTGTTCGAACAACAATCTGATAGATACGGCAGAAATAAGTTTTCTTGCTTGAAGAAGTAGACGTCTAACGTTAACTCTGTCAAGTGCAGATTCTCTAACTTGCATTGTTTTGTTACCCCATATCTTGATACCTTCTGATGCGAAAGTTGTCACTGGGTTAACTCTTGCAGCATACAATGTATCTCTTTCATCCAATGTAAGTTTCTTTCTTGCTTTGATACCGTCAACGTTACCTCTTTGGATACCAGCTACAGCAAACCATGGGAATGCGATATTATCGGTCAATGCTGTGTTTCTAACAACATCTCTCGTTGGTGGTAACCAGATATAAACGTTATTTTCAGTATCATTTACTTGAATCCATGGGAAGTAAGTAGATGTATAGCTACTGTCATAAAAACCATCTAATGTATCGGCAACTTCTTCAGCGGTAAGAACATCACCAGCCGCATCAACGTCAGGTATTGTCATAATGTACCATGAGTCAGCTCTATCTTCTTCAATCATTTCAATTGAAGCTTCGATAAGGTTGCTGTTTTCAAATCCATCGATACCTGGTGTTGCAAACACATTAATGTTAACAGCTTCAGGGTTTCTGAATGTCCAGATACCTTCCAAATATGCATAGTAATCTGAAGTTATACCTAAATCACCATTAGACAATACTCGGTTTTCAAAAGGTTTATCTAAACCTAAACCTAAACTACCTTTGACACCATTGATTGCGTAAGTATCGGTATTGGTTCTTCTATCTCTGTAGATATCCCATCCATCGAAACCACCGTAAGGTGCCAATGTGAATTTTCTTGCATAGATTTTTTCGTAATCAGTACCTTGAATACCTAAGTCAGTTCTGAATTCAGCATTACCAGTTTCAAATAGGAATACTGGTGAATATGTATCACCTGAGCTATTTATCACGATTTCAACACCATCAATTGTTGCACCAGTAGCTGCAATATCCATGTGGAATCCTTTGGTCATACCTGTCCACATATCAATATCACTACTATCTGGAACACCTTTATAGTCAAAGAAGTCAGCGTCAATACCTACGGTGTTTGAAAGACCTAAGTAATATCTACGTTTATTTTCAAACACACCATAAGTTTGTTTATAAAGAATATTAGGTGTAAGGACATCAGTATTGTTTGTCTGAGTGTAATCTCTCACTGGGAATCCAACGAATCCAGCTGGGAATGCCTCACTAGTATCGTTCGTATCATCAAGCTCAATTAAAATATAGCTTGATTTTGATGCATACTCACCATCCAATGTACCTATTCTCTTAGCGATATAGTTATTTGATTGTGGGTTCATTGTCAAACGAGAGAATTTCTCCAATACAACTTTATTTGCATCAGTATCGTAGAAAGCTCTAACCTCGATATCAAATTCTCTTTCGTCTGGTTTAATATTAGTTATTGATAATTTAATTTCTTCATTTGCTGAATTACCATCAGAAATTGTCCACATTCTGAACAATCTAAGTAAGTTTGTACCACGAAGTTCCGATACAACATATGGTGTAACAGCTGGTTTATATTCTTGAAGATAATCATCAAATGGTAACCCTTCTGTTGTCGTATAATCAACCAAACTTATAATGTTGATACCTCTTACTTTATCGTTATCAACCAAGTTCTCAAACATATTCTGATAAAGTTCTTCAACGAATAATGCTGTTCTACCATCTTTTTCACCTCTACCAAGAACTTTACCAATGTAGTTTCGTTTAGATGTATCAAAAGAACATTCATAACTGAAATCACCTAAAGTCAATGCAGTACCTGTAAGTGCAAAATCACCTTTAGGGTCTAATGCTGCGGTAATTGGAGATGGTCCAAACACAACATGTGTTGCATCAGAACTAGTGTAACCAGTAACCTCAAATAAGATATCTTCGTTAGCATCATATTGACCTCTTGACCTTAATAATGCTACCAATTTGTTTTCAACATCAGTAAATCCAGTACCTGAATAATGAACAGTTACACCAGAAGTATATCCAGTATAAGCTGTTGCGCCAGTTGGAATAGGTGATGGGTTAGTATTAGTAACGGTTAAGTTAAATGATACACCACTGAAAACATTATTTGCTTGAGTATTTAAGTATGTTGTACTAACATTAATAGTATCACCAGTATCGGCTGATGCTAAACTAGATAAATTTGATACCAATTGACCTTCATCAATAAGAGCTTGAACCCTTGGGTCAGCACTTGAATAGGTCAATGTACCAGCGGAACTGACAACATATGTGATAAGTGAGTTACCGCTGAAACCAAAATATGTAAAGGTTCCAGTTATACCTGTTGTTGATGTGTCCAATGCGGCATCAAGAACGATACCCCAAGCTGGTCCAGCGTCATAACCAGAAAAACCTAAGATTCTTGATACGAATAATTGGTTTGATTGTGTAAGATATGATTTTGCAATGTATGGTAATTCATACTGTGGATAACCAGTATCTTTGAATTTTGTTGGATTCAACGCACCGAAAAATGTTGTGAATTCATCGTAATTTGAGATGAAAACTGGTTGAAAAGCTGGTCCCTTTGTTGTTTCACCAACAAGACCCAAAGTTGTTACACCAACTTGACGGGTTACAAATGAAAGGTCTTTTTCTGAGGTATAAACACCTGGACTAACGAATACTCTATCTGCCATTATTTTTTATTTTTTAGTTCTTAATATTATAATACTTTATTATAAATATGAGATAATTACCAAAAGATTTATTCTTTGGTAAATTGTTTAATTTTGGAATAATATTTATTTTTCATTATGATATTTTTAAAGAACTTATTTGTGCGCCAGTTGTTTGAATTGTCGATACATTTCTCAATCGCTCAGCCAATGGGTTTGATGATGTGGTTATTTCATCTAATAGGTTAGAGGCAAGTTGTGCGGTATCAACATTAACAGGTTCCAATTCACCCGTCAATTCACTTGATGGGCCATAAACAACATCCTTACGAACATCACTCTCTGTTGCTTGACCTAAAACACCACTACCTACTGAATAAAGGTACATGTCATTATTCGTATCATCAATTAGTTTCCAAGACATTTCAGTATCATTATCTATGATTAGATTATTGACAAGAATTGCCATTTGCGAACCATCATTCACTATATCACCGAACATAGTGACAAAACTATCAGTTATATTGTTCGGGCAATAAACAGATGCTGCTGAATTATTTGATTTAGCAGTTCCTGTTATATTTACATTATTTCCTCCTGTGTTAATTAAAATTCCATTTGCACTATAATTAAAACCACCAATAACATCACCCACTACATTAATTGTATTGTTTGATGTCGCAACAAAAATCCCACTATTATTTCTTATACCAGCAATAGGACCTCCTCTAACAATACCTGTTATATTAACAATACAATCTACATCATTGATATAAATTCCAGTATTTTGAACGGAAAAACTACTTGTTGCTCTACCACCCTCAACATCACCTATTATATTCAATCTTGCACCTGATACATTTATTAAGATACCACTATCATTTTTAGCATTCTGCGCTCCTGAAATATCTTTATTTAACACACTTCCTATTAAATTTAATAAACAAGTCCCATTTAATGCTAATCCATAATTTAAATTATTTGAATTTCCTTTCGGCATATAAATATCACCTATTATTGTGGTTGTTCCACTATTTGAACTTACCTGTATTCCAAAACCATCATCTATTGGCCATATAAAATCACAACTGACCTGCAAATCATCCGAAACAACATCAAAGTATCCACCAGCAACCGCTGTCGTTCCAGCATCAGTTCTTAATTCGAGAACATCAACATCCTCATCAATATCAACGATAAAGTTATTAGAATGAACAACATCACCACTAGTTGGTTTAGTTCCACCGTTCCAATTGGCAGCATTGCTCCAAAGTCCATTTGCTAAAGGGTATTTTTCTGCCATCTGTTAATCTTTTATGATTTCAATTATATCATCTAAGGTATCGTATACACCCCTCTCTTTCCTAATTACAACTTCTTCACCATCAACAATCTCAAACACAACCATATTAAGTGCGTATCTATCGTCAACTGGTGATATGTTAATTCTCTTCTTTTCCATTCTTAATCAATTATTTTTAATTTATTATTTATTATGTATATATTAGTATATATCTGTCATTCCAAGAACCAGTTGCTGAACCAGAAAAAATAGTACCATTGGTACCTATATCAATTTTGGTTATGTCCCAAGTGGTAGCACTAACTGGTGTATTTTCCAAAGAATAACCGATATAACTTATACTATTACCAGTTGAACCACTTACCCAATCTGATTTTACTTGATAAACCGAACATGTTGTGGCTGTAAATGGTGTTTGTGCTGGTAGTGTAACAGGATTACCGTCACTATCGATATGTGTAATATTGGGTAATTCGAGATTAACTGTTGCTGGCACTATTTGACTATATGTGTTTCCAGAGTTAAATACCAATGAATTACCAGCAACATAATTTTCACCACATGTTACTATAGATAGTATTGTATTATTAGTATTTTTTACTATAACATTACCTTGAGTTGCAACAACACAACCCTTACCTTTTTTAGGGTCGGTTATTGGTGTCGTTACACCATCAGCAAGTTCAATCTCACTCATAACCATAGCCCTATTGATTGTTGGTATTACTTCAAAATCATCCTCATCTAAAATGTAACCAGCCAATAACATTTCAAACGGTTGAACATAGAATCGTCTATTTTCAAAATCATCAATGTTCGATTCATCACCGATACTTTCCAACATCACTGGCATTGGATGACCCTTTGGCCAAACATAAGCTTGTCTTGATTGGAATTTCTTTTGAATCTTAGAGTTCAATAAATTCAAATCAGACATTTTATTTGTGAATAATCTTACCTCATAGGTGATGTCAACTGATGTTGGTTGTGGAATCTTATAAACATCAACACCGACCCTTGCACCATCATTTGTTGGCACTTTATAGTATGTGAAGGTCGGTCTACCAGGTATATTATATAATCCGTTATAGTTTGTACCTACTTGAACATCTGGTTTTCTGACAATTGTTATGAACGGTATTTTGATGTTTTTATATTCATCGGTAAATTTCCATGTTTTTGTAAATTCAGAATACCTTTGAATTGTTAAAAATATTACAGGTACTTGTTGACCATCAATCTCAATATTAAGTTCCTTATTAACAAATTCTATGAACGTTTCATCAATATCCTTATAATGTACACCTCTGGGTAAAAAAGTTCCATCATCAGCAATATTATCCAATAATTCCTGACGTCTTGGAACACCGATATTCGGTGAAGTTAATCTTATATTATTTCTAAAACCTTTAGGTAATGCCATTATTCGCTTGTGAATTCATTATAGTCAACAGGTGCGCATGTTATTGTTCTATATGCACCCTTATAACCCATAATTGTATGTTTGTTATCATAATTCTTAACACCATCATTTACAACACTGAAAAACCTAACTTCAGTTTCAGTAACAGGATAACCGATATAATCACCGTATGATATTTCGACACCCAAACCATCAAGTTGTGCTTGATATATGTAAAAAACTAATTGACCATCCTCTAAATCCCTAAGACCACCACTACTGTTATTGAAAGCTTTATTTTCAGCTTCATTTAATAATGGCATAACTTTAAGTTCAACAGGTGGCTTATATGCAACCTCATTCATTCTGGCCTCATTATAAATATCGGAAGGTGTCATTTCTCTATCTACCCGATATAATATAACAGTGAAATTACCATCACCCTCAATAGCCTCTCTACTCATTTGGATTTCCAATTCGTAATCCTCTTGAGAAAAAAACTTATAGTTTCTGGTTATCGGTATTATTTTAGGTTTTGGCATGGCTTTTTTATTATAAATATCTGTTTAAACGTTATTAGTGAAGAATCATTGATTTTTAACTTGATTATAATTATAATTATACTTAGTTATGATTAAAATTGAAAATATAAAAGCCTTTACAGCTCTTAATAAATTAAGAGAATATAATGGTAAAAACCCTTATCTTAAAAAACTCAAAAGTGAGTTAACTAATAAGGGTAAATTATCTTTAACATCAACACAAGAAGAATATATAATCTCCAACTTTGATTTCGAACCATATAAGGTTGATAGAGTTATTGGTATAAGTGAATATCTTGGTGAAGAATTTAAAAAGAAATATGACCTACCATTTGTGCCGAATAAAATGTATATCGGATTCATATTGGGTGAAAATGAAAAGTCTTTCCACGTTTTTGGTAAACTAAAGAAAAATCAAAAACAAAATGAAATATATTGGGTACCAAAAACACAAATTATGGAAGACCCATATTACACACCAGTAGATATTGATATCGATTTTGAAAATTATGAAGAAAAAGATAAATTAGGTAGAAAACTATACGAACATCAGAAAGACGGTATTAAGTTCTTGGTATCAAGAAAAAAAACCATTTTAGCAGACGACATGGGGCTTGGGAAAACCTTACAATCGGTTATGGGTACATTGGCCGCTGAATCAAAAAAAGTGTTGATAATCTGCCCATCATCAACAAAAATAAATTGGGAACGTGAAATTAACATGTTCGGTGAATATGATACAGCAATAATCAGTGGTAGAAAATGGAAACCAGCCAAATATACAATTATCAATTATGATATTCTTAAAAACTTTCATACTGTTAAAAAAAGGGGTGAAAAACCTATTGAAGAATTAACACATATTCTTGATGAAAAATTCGATACCTTAATTGTTGATGAAGCGCATTATTTGAAAAATCATAAAAGTATAAGAGGTTCAATCGTTACTGATTTGGTCAAAAAGAACGCTTTTGAGAACGTTTGGTTATTAACTGGTACCCCAGTGGCAAATAGACCTAAAGACCTTTATAACCTTCTTAAAATCATTGGACACCCATTATCTGATAATTGGCAGTTCTACGTTAAAAGATATTGCGATGCCAAGAACTTCAAGAAAAAAATGAAGAATGGTAAGATTAAAAACATATGGGTAATTGATGGTAACTCAAACTTAAATGAACTATCAATACGTATAAAGAATAAGGTATTGAGACGTATGAAAGAAGATGTATTGGATATGCCTGAAAAGACAATCATACCAGTATTCAATGAATTAACATCTAAGGAATGGGTTGAATACGATAACCTATGGGAAGAGTATCTTATAAAAAGGAAGGAACAAAAGAAACGTGGGAAACCACAAAGAGATTTGGTTGAGTTGATATTACTTAGACAATTCATCGCGTTAAAATCGATACCTAACACAATAGAATTAGCTGAAAATGCGCTTGAAGAGGGTAAAAAGATAATTATTTTTACCACATTTACCGATGAATTATTAGAGTTACAGGAACATTTTGGTAATCAGTGTGTGGTTCATAATGGTTCAATGAGTGATAAAGATAAACAATTTTCTGTTGATGAGTTTCAAAATAACCCAAAGAAAAAAGTATTCATCGGTAATATTATGTCAGCTGGTGTTGGTATAACACTAACCGCAGCAGACACGGTTATATTCAATTCATTTGATTGGGTGCCTGGTAATAATGAACAAGCTGAAGACCGTAGCTACAGAATTGGGCAGAAAAATAATGTATCAGTTTATTACCAACTATTTGACGATACAATCAGTACAAGAATGTGGTATACATTAAAACATAAAAAGAATGTCATTGACCAAATCATAGGTAATAATAATGACATGGATGACATAGTAAAAGATATAATTGAATAATCATGGTTAGAGTATATACAATGGAAGGTTGCCCTTATTGCGATAAATTAAAGGGTCTATTAAAAGATGATGATATTGAATTCAAAGAAATCGATATTAACGATAAAAGATATAAATTGGAATTCAATAAGATAATGGAAATAAGTGGTGCTGATAGCGTACCGATTGTTATCGTTAAGAAAAAAATACTTATACCAGAAAAATCATTTATGACAATTGAAGAAGGTTTTGATATAATTAAAAAACTACTGAACGAATAACGATTACTGAAATTTCTTATATTTATATTAAAAGGAATATAAGATGGCAGTATCAAATTCAGAAAAGGAAAAATTGTTTGAAAGATTCAGACACACGATGGGAGCACCCATACGTAACATAGAACTTACAGACGAACAATTATGCACCTTATTAGAAATTGCAATTGAGGATTACTCTCAATATGTACAAGAATGGTTGATTGAACATCAATGGCAATCATTACTGGGCCAGAATGTTGATACGATTGATATGTCATTCGCATTAAGTGTAAGGTCTTTGGATTTTATGACATCTTATACTTATGCTTATTCAAAACAAGTGGGTTTACAAGCCAGAGGTCCATGGGAGTTAAAAAAAGATTACGTTGAATTAGAAGCTGGTAAACAAGTTTATCAGATACCAGCTGGTAGAGAAATAAATGAGGTGTTATGGATAACACCACCAACGACTGATATGGCTTTATTTGCCAACTACGCTGGTATTGATTATGGTTTTGGTGGTGGTTATGGTCAATTGGGTTCAACAGGTGGTGGATTTAATGCGGCTGGTGCTGGTGGTGCTGGTGGTTATTATATCGCTCCAGCATATGATATTCTATTGACAGCTTCAGATTTCAATCTTAAAAATAGGATACTAAGAAGTGAATTGGTGTATAAGGTAACAGCTGGACCTAATGGCACCAGATTATTACATTTGATGTCAACACCAGGTTCAAAACTATCTTTTGGTCATGGTATCGGTGGTGCTACCAGTAGCAGTATCAATATGACTGGATGTCAAGTTTGGTATCATTATTACGATACAACACCAGAAAACGTTGACCAATGTAGATTGGAAAATCCAGATATTATTTTAATGCCAAATGATGTTCCTTTGGCTAAATTGGAATATGAAAGATTCAATGAACCAACAAAAACATTGATACGTCAATTATTCTTCGCTGAAGCTAAAAGAGCTTTGGGTAGAACAAGAGGTAAATTCGGTGGTATTGTTGGGCCACCAGAAGCTGAACGTACATTGGACTACGAAACTTTAATATCAGAAGGTAATGAAGAAAGAAAGGCCATATTAGAAAGACTGGATGAGAGATTACTTAGATTATCATCAACTAGTCAGCTTGAAAGAGGTGCTAAAGAAGCCGAATTCCTTAACCAATCTTTAAAATATAGACCTTTAGGTTTCTGGGTGTATTAAAGGATTTCTGATTCTGAAATATTCATCATTTCATTTTTAACCAATGACATAATATCATCAGAATCTTTATTACCCATGATTTCATCAATTTCTTCTTCATCAAATGATTCAATCATTTCATTAAGAACCATATCGGTAGCATGTTCTTCGTCAAACTCATCATCAGTAGAATTTGAAATGGTGGTACCACTTAATACTTCAATCCACATATCTGTTATTTCACCTATTTCCATGTTAAGGAAATTGTCATAACCGACTTCAACCGCTTTATCAATCCAATATGGACAGTTATCAATTGTTAATTCAGATTTTATTGTCGTATCCTTTATTTTATGAACAAACATTGTCCATTTATCATATAGAGCACTAGGTGTTTCAATGAATGGAAATAATTTACGATAGAATTCATTTCTTAACTTGGCCAAGTCTTCATATTTGAATAGTACATCAAGGCCGATTAATGAATCACCACACTCTTTTGAAGTGAATGATAGTGTATCTGGATTAACATCAGCGAATACTAAGATAGTATCAGGTATGTTACCTTCAGATTTAATAAGGTTTAAATCATTAACCTCTAATCGTTTAGCAATTTCAATTATTTTATCTCGTTCATCAGATAATCTTTGTTGCTTTTCTTCTTCAATACGTTCTTTATAATCATTTTTAACAGTTTCCCACTCTTCTTTGGGCATATTATTTGGAACCTCATTTGCCGCTAACCAGAATTTAATTTCCTTATCCTCAATCTGCATTAGTTCTTCATAAGAATCTTGGTCTTCTGGTTTAAGTGGATATCCAGCCACCAATTTACACTGACTTTCTGTGAATAAACTTTTTTCAGTCAATACATATTTTTTGGTTTTCTTATCTTTTACCATATCGATAAGAATGTTATCTCTTATATCTTCATTGAAACAAACTAACAATGGTGTGATACGCTTATTAAGTGCATTGAGATATCTTGGTGCGTTATATTCATCCGTTGTAAGTTCTGGGTTTGTTTCTATTTGGTCTTGAGGTATAAGTTTACAATTAAGTGTAACTGTTCTTTGACCAGTTTCCTTATCAGTTGTAACTGTAACATCACCTTTTGATTTGGATTCACCAGTATTAACATAATAGATAACCTCACCCAGATTTGGTTTTAAATCATGTTCCAAAACCAATTCCATATGGGCTTTTCTTGCTTTAAAGTTACCAGCTTTTGTTTTTGTTTTACACTCTCTAAGATATTCATCGACACTTTCTTTAACCTTAGCTTTTGATGCTATCTTAACCAATGGTATCTTATAATTGAAAATCATATCAACATATTCATTGTAATGTTCTATGAAATCATGACCTTTACCATCCAAAAGTAATCTTATCCCCTTATCAAGAAATTCTTCAATATATGTTGGCATTTTTTTAGACTTGATTGAGTTACCAACCAACTTAACTTTACCATCGATAAGGTTAGCATAGTTCTTTCTTTTGAAGTTGATTGTTGAAGTACAAACATCATCAACATCCAGACCCATCCACTTATCCATATAGGTTTCATTAAAGAAAGAAACACAAGCATCCAAACCGATTAATTCAACGCCTGCTTTATCCTTTGTTTTCCAATGGTTACCCTTTGCCACATATTTTATCTCATCGATATTCTTTGGTAATGCAAAGTTAACACCATCGGTGTCCATTACTAATGGTCTAAGATTATATTTTTCCTTAAACACCTTAACCAATAATCTTAAGTTCTGTCTTGACATACATGTGATTTTTTCAGCACACATACTATCACCCCATGGGAATATGTATGGTGCACCGAATGAACCGTAGAATGAGTTAGCTAGAATCTTAAGTGGTAATTGTTTCTTATCATAATCAGATGCTAATTTTGAAGCTTTTTCAATCTCTTCTTCACTTGCATTAGATTCTTTTAATTGTTTTGATTTATATTTGTATTCACCAGTAAGTGCCTTATAGGTATCCCTTGTATCAACAACATACTTAAGTAGACCTTTCATTACACCGCTGATATCCAAGTCTGGGAATATATCATATGTCAATGTTGTTTTAGGGTAAAGTGCGGCATAGTCAAGTTTTGCAACATCCTCAGCAAAACCAGTTTCTATTAACCTAGATAGACCACCAGTAAAATCCCTTTTTGGTTCATAATCTGGAACACCAAGACCATTCTCATACGACCAAGCTAATAATATTAATGTCCATTGACCAGCGGTTCCCATTGTGGAACTTCTCATATATGATGTCGGCAATAACTTAGCCAATAGGAAAGATGCTTGGTTATAGATTGCATCAACCTTCTCAGTTTCCCAAAGGTCATCCAAAAGATATCGTTGAACAATATAATCACCTTTAACCATTTTTAATGGTTCTGGAAGTTCATTAACATATTGCGAACCTTCCAACAAACCCCAAGAACCATCCTCATCGTTGAACCAATAATCACGAGTATCAGCCCATGTTGAATGTATCTTATCACCGTCAACATAAACACGGTTCTTTTTATTTATTTTTGAAAACTTGGTTATGTATTTAAGACCCCAACTCTTAATATCTGAGTTAATTGCCTGTGCCCTTCTTACAGCGTGTGAAGTGTCCAAGATATTTGTACCCCATAAGGTCGTTTGTGTATATCGTTCAGTCTCATTACCCAACTTCAAAGTAGAATTTGGTATTCTTTTTAAATTTGTTTTACCATCAAAACCAAATAATAATTTATCGAATTGAAGACCAAGACGTTGACATCTGCGTTCAAAAAAATCCCAGTCAAAGTTTTCTGAGTTATAACCAGCGATGATATCTGGTTTTATTCGCATTACTTCGTTTGCGAATGTCACGATATTCAATCTTTCAGAATCTCTACGTTCTTGTTGTGTTTCACCGATGGTTTCCAAAACCATTTCAAAACCCTTATTATCTCTAAGACCTATTTGAAATATTGCATCAGTTTCTGGGTTAAGGCCTTCAGTTTCAAGGTCAAATTGGAATCTATGCAAATCATCATAATCATCCATGCCCTTGAACATTCTTTTACCAGTCTGAATTAAGAATTGTTCAGCTGGCTGAATTCTCATTATTAATCTTGAGTTCTCTTTATTAAACGGGTCAAAACCACCTCGTTTAAAGAATGTTATTAAATCATTCGGTGTTTTGCTACATGTCACAAGATATTTGAAACCTCTTGACATTCTGGTGGGTATATAACCCTCATCATTTTGAATTCGCAACACTTCGATTTTAATACCGTATTTGAGCATTGCTTCACGTAACTTACTTCTATTACCATTGTATAGGGTCTTACCAACAACCTCTTTCATCCAAAGAAATGGTTTGTAAGTGTGTACCTCAACACGCTTACCACTTTCTGGGTCATTGATAACTAAGTAAGCTTTATTCTCATTGTTTGGCGCTTCAATTGCGACAATATACTTTTGTTCATCTTTACCTGCGATGAACTGTTCAATTACATTAAAATTGATTTCAGACATTAAATAATTTTTTTTAATATTATAGTTTGCAAACAAGAACCATAGACTTATGGTTGTCGCAAATATACACTAAAAATCGTTGAGATACAACTATTTTTTAATGTAACCTTCGATTACATTTATGATAAGCTCTTCTTGTATAGGTACAATCAAAGTACCTGAACCATCCAAGAACTCAATAATGAATTTACCTACGTATGTCCCAGCTTTATTGGTATCCCTTTCGGTAAATTTATAAGATAGATAATACTCTTCACCCAAACAATCTTCACAACTATAACATTCTTCCTTTAATAATGGGTTAGTTAATTTCTTACCAATTTTTTTCACGCCTGTCTCGATATCGGACATTGTGAAATAAATATCCGAATTCTGTAATTTATTATAGAAATCTGAATAATCATATCGACCATCTTGAATCAATTCAAGATTCAAAACTGGTAAAGTAGCGTTTTTATTTATATTAAAAATCATATTAATAAACTTTATGTAGATAAAATATATCGCTTAATATTGAATTTGATGCGTTAGTTGAACCCCATTGAACTGTAATATCCAAAGTATTACTTGAGGTTGTATCAATTATTGTGTTGGTGTTATAACCAGAACCTTTGTATGTACCCGAACCACCAGTATCAACATAATTGAATTGACCATTGGTTTGAAGTCTAGCTGAAGCACCTAAAGACCTAATAGCAAAATCAATTTCAAGTTCCCAAAATTCTGAAGTCGTTGTTGTAAAATCAATTGGCCCTAAAGTCGCTAAAGTTGACGCACCGCTTTTAATTCTAATAGTTAAAAGTTCAGTATTTGCTGCGGATATAACACCACCGATTTTTGCATGAAATGAATCACCAACTTGAAAAGTATTGGCTGGAACCGTTAACGTACCAACACCACCACCTAAAATAGAAATTTCATCTGTTGTTGCTGATACTGTTACCGAATCACCAGTTTGAGAAAACAGACCACCAATATATGGATTTGCCCAAGATACATTACCACTACCATCAGTTTGTAATATCTGACCTGTTGAACCATCAGTATTTGGGAATGTAAACGAATTGTTAAATGTCACTTGACCATTGGCATTGATAGCAAAACGTTCACTACCACCAAAATTCGCAGCTATTTCATTATCGTGTACTATTTTTATTTCGGTTCGAGTTCCACCAGTACTGTGATATAATGTTGCGTCATCTTCACTTAGTTGTAGCACTGATGAAATATTATTAGATTGGTCTATATATCTAACAAAAGCTTCTGTATCACTAAGTTGTACGTCAGTAAAAGTATTTAAATTTGTATCTTGGTGCTTAAATGATGAAACAGTAGTTGCTAAAGTTAAACTAGACTGAATACTAGTTGCTAAATCTTGCATTGAAAGTCCAAGATAAGCTGGTCTTATGTTAATAATTGAACCATCATTACCCACAAAATCACCATAACCGATAAATGTCTGATAATCAAAACCCGTTAATGACGTAAAATCACCTTGGGCAAAAATACTTTGTTTTGATGAACCAGTTAATGTATTATAATATACAATTGATGTACCACCAGATATGGTACCAAATGAACCAAAATCAGTTAAACCATTTTCTATCTTAGCGTTGCTAGTACCAATGGTTGTTTCTGTTTTAAATGTGTTATCCGTATAATCATAGGTTAAACCAGAGTTTGCACCAAATGAACCACTATCATTGAATTGGATGAATGTATCAGAACCTGCTGGTGATGTGCTACCAGATAAATCAACCCAAGATACTGTACTAGCACCATTGGTTTGTAATATCTGACCTGTTGAACCATCAGTATTTGGTAATGTATATGCACTATTTATTGTAACATTACCATTGGTATCAACCTCAAATCTCTTAACAAATACACTTGGTGATACTTCTTTGGTAACGTTGAATGACTGTGTTATACCAGTATTATCAAAATTAGCTGCTATCTGATTATTATTAATAAAAAACCCAGTAGAGGATGAAGCGTCTTCGTATCTTAAATTAATACCAGTTAACGCCAAATCCAAATAACTACGTACATTATTATTATTGTCAATAAAATATAATTCAGTATCAGTAGTCCTAAATTTAGCGTAACTACTAACACTATTAGCACTATCAACAAACGAAATCTGAGTTTGAGTGCTATCAAACTCAGCAAAACTGGTAGTACCACTATTACCATCATCAAATTTTATTTTTGTATTACTATCAGTAATCTCTAACTCCCCAGTAGTATTTAATATATTATCATCATAACGTAATCTAACGACATTATTTTCTGGTGAAATTACTAAATCAGCTTCATATGCTAATGGGTCACGATTTAATAATTGTATAGCTCCAGGATTAATATTAGCAAAAGAAGTACCAGATGTCGAATTATTATAATAACCAATAAATGATGTATTATCACCACCGCCAGTATCGGTAAAATCACCAACAAAAACACCTGTAAATGCTGAAGCACCACTTAATGAATTATTATAACCGATACCACTGGCACCACTTAAAGGTTGTCCAAATAAACTAGTTATACCGTTTGTCAACGTGGTAGTTTTGGTACCAATTCTTGATTCTGTGAAGAAATTATTAAATGTGTTATCATAGGTTAAACCAGAGTTTGCACCAAATGAACCAGCGTCATTAAATTGTATAAATGTATCAGAACCAGCAGGTGATGCCGTACCACCACTTGTCGTTCCTGTTGTAACAAAACCAAAAGAATCTACAAATAGACCATTAACTAATGTACCCGAACCGAATTGACCTATTGTTAATCTTCCGTCAATATATAAATCATCATAAAAATTACTCATGTTAAATTAATTTTTTTCACTGTAACCGCTTATTATAAAACCAAAAAAGAACTCTTCAGTAATTTTATTATCATACAGGTCGTAATATATTATTTTTTGTTTAGTTAATTCACCTTCTGTCGGGTGAATAACAGTATATTCTTCTATTTCATATGTACCTAAATAACCCATTTTAATATTCTATTTTTAAATTAAATTGTTGTCTTACTGAAGTTGGATTTGTGGCATAAACTGGTGTTTGCCACTCAATTTCTAATTTATCACCCGAATTAACTGCCAATGGCGAAGCTAAAGTATAATTATTTAAACTAGAGCTAGAATCAAGCGTTTCACCTGAAGTTATTAAAGCGCTAGTAGCTTGTGTTACATTGTTAATTTGATAAGTATTATTTTCACTACTACCTATTGTACCCGTAATTATTCTACCAATACTAACTTCAGTAACCTGACCAGTATATTGAGAAATAATCCTTCTATCATCCCCTGATGAGGTAACAGCACCTAATTGCGATAAATTACCGATATAATAACTATTATTATCAGCTGGACTGGTAGAATCGTGGGATAGATAGTATATTGAAGAGTTAGTACCTGAACCACCTCCACCACCAGAACCAATTACAATTACTTTTACACCAGTTAAATTGCTAGTTAACGTTACATCCACAGAGTTTAACTGATAGTTATCAACAAGACCATAAATTAATTGATTTTTATATATAATTTGAACATGGATGTCTGTTGAATTAAAATTATGATTTATTGTTTGTGAAACACCAGAAACATAATTATTGATTTGTGTATATATGGTATTACCAGTAAAACCTGATAATATTGGTGATAAATCTACAGAATAAGCGTTAGGGGTATCAGTTCTATCAAATTCAATGGTATTCCCATTTAATCCCGCACTAATCGTATAATAATCAGTACCAGTACCACCAGATATACCTGTTACAGTAAAGGTACCACCAGTATTATTAGTAAAAGTAATTGTTGATGCTGATGAATTATAAGTTCCACCAGTAACAAAAACATCTGTACCAGTACCACCAGTTGTAAATCCTGTTACGGTAAAGGTCCCACCAGTATTATTGGTAAATGTGGCTATACCATTTGATTGATTATAAGTTCCACCAGTAACAAAGGTATCGGTACCAGTACCACTAGGAAATGAAACAAATGTTGTTGTACCAGAATTATTAAACGTACCACCACTGTTTATTAGTGAACCATTTATAATAACCACATTGCCTAAGTTATTAAGCTGACCAGCCAATGTTAAATCACCATATACAAGATATTGTTGGTTTTGAGGTACTGTTATTGTTAAACCACTGGGTATTATGTTATTAACATATTGTGAACCACCACCACTAGTGACTCCTGTTACGGTGAATGTACCACCAGTATTATTTGTAAAGGTTATTGTTGATGCTGATGAACTATAAGTTCCACCAGTAACAAAGACATCAGTACCAGTACCACCCGTAAACGCTGATAGGTCGATATTAATCGTGTCACCATTAATTCTATTAAGAACCAAGTCACTACCATTAACCGAACCATTTTGGATATTTAAACCTTTTAAAAATATAAAGTTATTATCAACCTCATTCCATGATAGAACTGAACCTTTAACAATATCTGATAAAGGAAAGATATACGGACTTGGCGTACTCCTTAAAATTAATCTATTACTTGGCATTTAAATTTTCTTTTTTAATAAATATGGTCATAAACCGTATCTTGCTTTTTCTTGCTTATAATTATTTTCAATATCCACCCAACTCAAGTTACATGCGTAAAATTTAAACTGAGATATTGAACCTATGAATGTTCCAGCAAAGTTCTTTTCTATGTTAAGACCTAAATCTTCAGGGTCTTGACCATCAAATGTCATACTTTCCAATAAACCTTGTGAACCACCACCTAAACTTATATTATATGGTACAGCGACCTGTTTTTGGTAATTGGTGTCCAATCTTCTTGGTATTATTTCCAAAAAGTCATCAACCCAAAATTTTAATTTACCATTAACATAAATGGCCAATCTACCTAATCTTCTACCTTTACATAACAATTCCTCATCTGTCATTCTCTCATAAGCATAGAATCTTATTGCGATATTTTTCCACACATCATTGGTCACCATACCACTTGCTGAATAACCTTCAGTAACTGTAACGCCAGATATATAAGTGTCACCAGAACATGCACCAGTAACCGATAATAAACGATAACCGATGCTACCGTCATCTTTAACTCTGAAACCGATTGCGTTATCAATAATATCCAAATTGTAATCCAATGACAATAAAGGTCCTGTTCTACCAGAATAATCGCATACAGTACTACAATCGGAATCATCACATGAACACCCAGTACTATTACATTTATTACAGTATATTAAGAATGGATTACGATTATCTTCCAATAACTGTGTTGTCGCAGTTATCGTTATGCTATCACCAGTAAATTCAGGTGCTGTTTTACCTTTTGGATAACTGATACCATAATGTGTTGTGGTAGCTTGACCATTATGGTATATCATAAACTGATTTTTAATTTCAATCTCTTTTATTTCTGGTGGGTCTAATGACACACCGCTTGATAATACTATTTGATTTTCTTTAGGTACTGTACAGAATGTTGTTACCGTACCTGTGCAACCTATTGGTGTGGTACAAGCGCTTGTACAACCAGTATTAAGACCCTCAAATACATCCCAGAATTTATTTTCAGCTCTGGTTCCCATATAGAAGAAGAAACCTTTGTTATCTGGATATAGGTCATTTAATGTCGTTGCCGTTGTACCACTACATGTTGAATCAGATTTTTTTAACCAGAATTCAGCGACCCAACCTTTATTTACTCTATTTGGTAATACTTGATAGTCAAACCCATCCAATTTATAGTAACCTTGATAAAATCCACCACAAAAATCCATATAGTCACCTGTTGTTCCAGTGCTTGTGACAAAATTCATTGGATATTCGTATTGTTCGGTCATACCAGTAACCCTTGTCATCATAAATCTGGTATCACCAGATGGTATATATAATGTTGAGGCTGTTAAAGCTGATAATAATGCTTGATTTGTCGTATCAGCTGATAATTTTTCAAAGGTAATCAGACCATTATCAATACCTGTTATACCTATTGTATTTGCAGTAACACCAGTATTTGTTGCGCCAGTCCATGTCTGTGTTGAATATATTGTATCGGCTGAAGTTGTTCCAGTTCCGAATATGGCTGGATTATTAAAGTCAAAATCAACGACAAAACATGTACCTGAAGTTGTTCCAGTAAATGGTGCATAATTAGGCATTGTGTTTTTCAAATAAAAATCCCAATAGTATTTATTTGATAAAACTAATTTAAGATTATTCGGTGTATAGTTAATTATATTGGTCACAATTATATTTTATTATAAATATTAGGTTTTTGGTCATATTTATATAAAAAGCTTTTTAAGATGACTATTTTAAAGAAACATGAATTTTTATCAAAATTCAACATAAGGGAAAATACTGAAACCAACGAAGAAATCATAGATGAATTCGTTGACCCAGATGGTTCATTTGCCGACAGCGCTGTTCCTGATGGTAATGAAACTGATATACAAACAGGTCCAGTACAAAAACCATCAAAAGACCGTGGAATGTCAAACTATAAGAAAGGTGTCGCACCAGATACTGATAAGATAAGACGGGATACCAGTCAAGGTGATAGGTGGCAAAGAGCATTTGCTGGTCTTGGTGGTACAGCTTACAGTCATGGTGAAAGACTTGGTGTTGGGACTTGGTTAAGTATGTTACACGAATCTTCAGATAAACAAATGAGGGAAAATATCAAATCGATGATTGAAGATATCGTATCAAAAAAAGATAAACCTGATTTGGTAGCAAAAATCAGCAATGATGAATTATCTAAAAATGATAAGTTTACTGATTTGGTATCAAAAATTGATAAACTTTCAGATAAAGAAAAGGAAGAACTTAAAAAAATATTGAGCGATGCCAAATCTTGATTTGAAAAATAAATCATTTGAGGTTCCAAAAAACCTTAGGTCATTGTTAAATGACAATGAAAGTATATCATATTCAAATATGAATAAAAAAAAGTCTGAGTTGAATAAAAAGGATAAACTAACACCTGATGATAAAAAGGTCTTAGAGTGGTTAAAAAATACCCTTGAAAAAGAAATAACCGCTAACGAAGCACCAAAAAGAATTAAAATGGAAACTGGTGCCAGTGGTAATAAAGAAGGTGGTAATAATTTTAAGAAAACGCATAACAAAGATAGGGATAATGCAAACCCAACAGCTCCTGGTGGTATTCCAGATGTTGGAACAATGCCGAATGGTAGACACATAGTTAACAACACCGTTGGTTACGTTAAGGAAGAATATGAAAAAGAAATGTCTAAAATGCGATATTTAATAGAGTATATGGACAATAACAAAAAAACTAAATTAAACTAAAATGAGTAAAGCAGCAGAAAAATTAACACAATTTGCAAATGATGCAAGAAAAAATAATATTGTTAAAAACGCTTTTAACGGTGAAGATGACGCTAACGGATATTCAGCAACCCATACTAAAGCATTAAGTGACCAAGAAACACCAATCAAAGGTAAAGGAACTGGTGTTTATTTGGACACATATAATGGTGGTGGCGAACTGGATATTTTAGGTAACCCTAATTACGGTGGTTCTGGTAGATTAGCAGCAATCGCTTATAACCAATCACAATGGGGAATGTCACCTCAAAATCCATATACGGCACCTGAACTTTAATGTTAAAACTCAATGACATATTTGAAAGTGTTTTATTGGAACAACAACTTAACCCGTCAAATCCATTTCAAGGGTTAAGTAATAGGGATGTTATTATCATAAACGCAAATGGTAATGAAATTCCGTTTGAAGTTCTTAATACCAGTGGTAATGATGTTGAACTTGAAATTTTACTACCAAAATCAATGTACAGTGGATATAGGTGGTTTGCCGATAAAAACGAAGGTATTGTTAACGGTAATTTAAAATTAAGCACCGTTAATAAACGAACTGGTGATATAAGACCATTTACTTTTAAAAATGTCAGTAGTATTAATATGGAGGATGAAGGTCAACCGACATCAATTAGTGTTACTAATATTAATAACGCAATAAATAACAAGAATGAGGTCATAATTTATTATGACGGAGATGAAAACACATCAAAAGGAAAAAGGAACGTTGAAGTGTGTGCTTACGGTATATCAATGGCTGGTAATCCAGTAATCAGGGCTTACCAACTTAGTGGTGATAGTGACACGATAGTTCCAGAGTGGAAACTGTTCAGGGTTGATATGATAAGTCAATGGTCCGTATTAAAAAGGAGATTTACGACACCAAGACCAAAGTTCAACCCTAATGGTGATAAAAGTATGAAAAGTGTTTTAAACATAGCTAAATTTTAAGAATATGCAACAACCAGTAGATGTACCATTATCTTTTTTAAAGAATCTAAACAAAAGTAAAGCTGTTATGGAAATGGCTGAGTCTGTTAAAAAGACTTCACCAAACCAACCGACAACACAAGGTTTTTTGGATGAACAACCGACAGAATATCTTTCTGAATTACCACAAGGTATGGTTAATGAAAGTTATGGGGCACCAAGCCGCAGCACTGAACCTAGACCTATAAGTAAGGATATGATTCAAAATTCTAAATTACCAGATAGTATTAAAAAAATAATGTCTGAGAATATTATTGAAACACCTGATATGTTTGTATCAGAAAATAATTTTAATCTATCAAACGTAAGAATGGACCTTATGGGTGGTGGTGAAAAAGAAGTTGAGTATAAACAACCAAGCAGTTTAAATGAATTGATGCAGAATAAGAAAAAGGTCATACCCACTCAACAACAAACATCTACATCTAATGTTAATGAAGATACGATTAGAAATATTGTCAGAGATGAAATTGTTAGAATAATGAGTGAATCCTATACTAAGAAAATTAAGGAAGATACCGTTAAGAAAACTATCATGACGTTAAAGAAAAAAGGTTTGCTAAAATAAGTCTCTCTCTTTAATATGTTGTTATATCAGCAAGCCTTTAAGCACCAGAAATGGTGCTTTTTTTTTGTTTCATATTGACTTATTCTTTTACTATGGTTATTATTAGAACCATAAATAATAATTAATTATGGAAGAAATTAAAAATGATTTTGGTCGAAAAATAAGGGTATTAGTAGTCCCTAGTGACCGTACTGGAGTTGGATATTATCGTTCAACAAAACCGCATATGACATTGGAAAAAAACTATCCAGATGAGTTTCATGTGGATATTGATTTCGAACCAAAACTCAATGATAAAGAATGGTTAAGTAAATATGATATTGTTCATTACCATAGAAATCTTGGTAGTTTTGAAACAATGCAATCAACATTGGACAGATTGGATGAATTGGGTATTGTAAGCTTTATGGACATTGATGATTATTGGGCACCTGGTAATCATCACCCAGCTCATATGATGATTAAACAAGCTGGTTTGGATAAAAAAATTCCAAACAATATCAGATTGTCTAAGAATGTGATAACAACAACTGATGTGTTTGCTGAAGAAATTTCAAAACTAAATAAAAACGTTTACGTACTGCCAAATGCGATTGACCCAACAGAGAAACAGTTTCAAAATGAAACAAAAAAATCTGATAGAATAAGAATCGGATGGCTTGGCGGCTCCAGCCATCTTGAAGACCTTAAACTTTTAAAAGGTCTTGTAACCAAATTAAAGGGTGATAAATTAATCGATAAGGTCCAATTTGTATTATGTGGTTATGATACTAGAGGTATGGTGACAACAATTGACCAGAAAACGGGTCAACAAACGCAAAGACCAATTAAACCTCATGAGAGTGTGTGGTATGAATATGAAAAGATTTTCACTGATGATTTTAAAATCGTAAGTCCAGAATATAAAGCTTTTCTCCATGAGTTTTCAAAATCAGATTATCCTGATGTTAACAATGAACCATATCGAAGGGTTTGGACAAAACCTATTTCAACGTATGCCAGCAATTATAATATGTTTGACATTTCATTGGCACCATTGGTTACACATACCTTTAATAAGGTTAAATCGCAATTGAAAGTTATTGAAGCTGGATTTCATAAAAAAGCGTTGGTTGCTCAGGATTTTGGACCATATAAGATTGATTTGACATCAGCAAAAGATAAAGGTGGTGAATTCAATGATAATGGAAATGCTTTATTGGTTGATACAGCTAAAAATCATAAACAATGGTACCAACATCTGAAGTATCTTATCACCAATCCTGATAAAATTGAAGTGTTAGGTAACAGACTATATGAAACTGTTAAAGATACTTACAGTGTTGATTCTGTGACCGCTAAAAGACGTGAACTATACCTTAAGGTTTTGGCTGAGAGTAAGAAATCAGAAACTGTCGAATCCGTTTGACTTTTGTCTTAAAATTTTGTAAGTTTGTAAATATAACTAAAAAAAAGATAAATTAAAGACACATGTTAACAACAGAAAAAGTAACTAAAAACGCTGGTAAATTTTTTAAGACAGCAGAAACCTATGGTTTTATGACAACCGAACTTATGGAATTTTTGGGTGTTGATTTTGTTAAAGCACCAGCAACAACAAAAACCAGCTCATATAATGCATTTGAAGGTGGTCTGATTGACCATATTCTAAAAGTGGCCAAATACGCTGTAACAATCAATGAAAGTCTTCCAGAGGGAGTTCAAGTGAAAAAAGATTCATTATTGAAGGTATGTTTGCTTCATCAGATTGGTAAAGCTAAATTGTTTGTTGAGAATGATTCACAATGGCATAAGGACAATCTGGGTCAGATGTATAATTTCAATGAGGATTTGGTCGCAATGAAAGTTGGTGAACGTTCGATATATTATGCAACACAACATGGTGTTTCATTTACAGAGTCGGAGTATCAAGCAATCCTTAATTACGATAAGGAGTATACTGATAAACAAGCCATGTGGCATTCTGAACCTTTGGCTGTTATATTGAGAACGGCACAGGA